GTGTGGGCCACCCCACCCCGTTACGTTATTGTATACACGGGTTACAACAGATCAGGAAAATGAGTTGTTAACCACATCTACAACTGATAAAGTCGAGTATGTCAGCACAGTAATCCATATAGCGAAAAGGTCTGAGTAATGATATAGAAATATGAAATGGTCCTAGTTATAGAGAGACATAATACCTTGTTTTCTATACCATGATTTTTTAATTTATAAAATATTACATTTTTTACTTGACAAGGGTAACTGTTTTGAGTATAATGTACATAGACTATGTAAACATAGACAATATTAAAAGAACATAAGCAAAGTTAAACATAGTATATGTAGCATAAGGAGTAAAATATATGCGATATCAATCTGTAGCAGAAAAATTAAGTATTTTCCATAACGCATTCAACTGTCCACAGAACAGAACATACAAAGGTAACACAATAGATGATGCTGAATTGCTTGTATTGCGTAAAAATCTTATAAAGGAAGAGGTAAGTGAGGCTTTAGAAGCTATAGATACAAAAGATGCAGCGTCTGTACTTAAAGAACTTGTAGATGTAGTCGTTGTATGCGTTGGCATGGCAGATACTTATGGTTGGGACTTTGATACTGCTTTTAATCGTGTCCATCACTCTAATATGTCCAAACTAGATGATGATGGCAAGCCTATTTATCGTGAAGATGGCAAGGTTTTGAAGTCTGAGAACTATAAACCTCCGTATTTAGATGATTTAGTGTAATTTTTTACTTGACAATGAACAAAAAATCCTTAAAATGGTATAACGATTTGACTTTGGAGAAATGGTATCATAGTATGGCGAACTATGGAGAACGTATTCGCCTTCCACATCATGAAGTAGTTTATGTCCGTGCCGCCATGCGAGAACGCACGGGCAAGATTTTTTCTTATGAACAAGTTTACAATGCACTGAAAGCAGAAGGCTGGAATAAGGATTAATAACTAAGTAAAGGGGACAAGTAAAGATGGCGGATAAGAAAAAAACAAGTAGAACGAAACCAAAAGACCGTATTGATACAGAAGCTTATAGGGATGTTGGTCTTATTCCAGCAGAATTTTATAATAAGAAGACTGGAAAATACATGGACATGAAAACTTTTTATACCTCTCATCGTAGTAAAGTCTTTGAAGGGGATCGTAAGAAAACTGAAAAATTTAGAAACTATCTTATAAACTTATATAAAAAAGATGGCATAGATACATCAGACGAAGAGTATTTAGATCGTATAGTAAAGGCTGAAAAGAAAGCTAGAATGAAAAAAGTTACTGGTCCTGAATTAACTACACCAAAATCTAAAAAGCGCAAAGGTGCAAAGGGCATGTTTGTAGGGCCATCTTATCGACATGGACATAAAGACCTTCGTAAGAGCGGAACATCTACAAGAATAAAATAAGGATTGAATATGGTAGGAATGTTATATGTCAGGCTTCTTGAATATGAAAATAAATTTTATGGAGAATATGATATGATGAAAAAGATTATGAAGTGGGTCATGCTTGTACCTGTTAAGATAGTTGAATGGATTATATGGCCTGTAGCTAAGGTACATTCGTGGCTTCGCAAATTATCTGATTGGTTACATGATGTCATGGACTAAAAGCATAATGTGTATGTATGCAGAATGGAAATGGCGAGTCCAGAATAATTATACTGGCAGATATATTAGAGCAGAAGCTTCGCAAAGAACGTGAGTTAACGTACTATGAAGCACAGCTTGCTCAACTTCTAAGTAGAATGCGGTATATTAAAAAAGAAATAGAAATAACCAATATGATCATAGAACTGGTAACAGAAGAGAAGATCATAGACATACAGGAATATTTAAGTAAAAGGAGACATTAATATGGCATGTGGTTGTGATAATTGTACTAACCCGGAATGTAACTGTGCGGATTCTTCGTGCACTTGTGAAAATTGTTCTTGTGACTGTAGTACTTCAGATAAAGGAGAGTAGGTGATGGCTGAAACAACACAAGATACGAGTATGACAATTTCACAGATGCGTGATTTTATTGTGGACAAAGGGCGTGTTGGTGCTAATACTGTAGCAGGACTTACAGACGCACAGGTAAAAGCAGCGGTTAAAAAAATAATGCAAGATATAGAAAAATCCGTTCCAGCAACTCGCGCAACAACCCCTCCTGTAACTAGTAGGAATAAAGGTGGTCCTATACAAAAACGCCCACAGATGATGCATGGTGGTGCTTACAAGGGCAAGAAACATGCTTATACTGCAGGTGGCTCTGTAAATAATCTGAAGATAATGAAGAAGTGATATGGCTGGGCCAGTAGGACCATTAATGTATGGAATTTTTGCTGCTGCTGCAGCAGGTGCACGTACAGGAGCAGCATTGCGACATGTACTTATTAAACTTGGAACTAAAGCAGCGGACACTGCAACTAAACAAGGTAGGCTAGTCAAGAAAATAGATATGAGTATCAAGAAACATGCTTCCAAGGAGGGTAAAGAATCACTGCAGAAACGATATAACCTACCTCCTATGTCTGCCAGAACTGCAAAAGCCATACAAGCGGCAGGCTTTGCAACTATTGCTGGAAAAGCTGCCGAACGTGTCTATGACGCAGAAAAGAAGAAAAGAAGCCAGATTGCTGCTAAGAAAAAAACAGGACACACAGATCACCGCACAGGCGGTATGTTTTATAAAAGTGGGAGAAAGTAGTATGCCTGCTAAAAAGAAAAAAGCGGGACACACAGACTATCGCACAGGCGGTATGTTTTACCCTAAATTTGATGCGGGAGGTGTAAACGTAGCTGCAGATTTGGAAGCAGATAGAAAAAAATTTGAGACACAAAAAGCAAGAGATCAAAAAAAATTAGAACAATGGGCAAGAACACATGGATTACCTTCTTGGGCCGATGTACCTCCTACGCATAAAGGTGCTGTGAAGGATAATCTTGGAGTCCCTCGCAATAACACATTTGCCAATTGGTTAAAGGTACGAGGAAAGAGTTTGCCTGTAAAAAAATAATAGGAGCTACAGATACCATGCCAATAGTTGAATTTCCGTATACCAAAGAAGGTGAAAAGAATGCCCGTGCTGCTGCCCGTATGCATGGCGGCAAATATATATCAGATAAAAAAGGTAAGGGCAAAGGCAAAGGTATTGGTGTAGTTATTGCTGTAGGTCCAGTTAAAAAGAAATCCCCCGCTAGGAGAACTCGCAAAAAGGCGTAGTCCTTATGAATAGAAAACAGCGAAGATCAAAAGACAATAAGACAAAAAATAAAAAACAAAAAGAATATAGTCCTTTAGATAATTCTAACGACCAGCCTTTTAAAGAACATATGCTTCATATGAAAGAAGCACATGACATAGGGCAGCTTCTATGGCTATTGAATACTGGCAGGTTGATTCTTCCCCATCATGACCATCCAGAGGGTGCTCTTAATTTAAAATTACCCTTTGAGGAAATAGAAGAGAATTACTATAAGACAAATCCAAATATTGTAGTTATAGATGACTTCATGAATTTGGAAGCCTTGCAAAAACTTAAAAAGTATTGCTTGGAGTTTCCTTTTTGGAATACTATATATGGCAGAGGATACTTAGGTGCATTCAGAGAGAATGGCTTTTCTCCTCAAACCCTATCTACACTGTCTTATGAAATGGTAAAGTATTTACCTAAGATATTTGATGACACAAATAAAAGAAATCTATCCCAGATGTGGGCATTTAAGTATGAGTCCAAATGTCCCGGCATTGATATACATGCAGACTTTGCTGCTGTCAATGTGAATTTTTGGATTACACCTACTGAAGCTAATAAAGACTATGACGAAGAAAGAGAGGTAGGTAAGACAGGAGGTATGTGGATTTGGGATACGGGTGCTCCTCCTGACTGGGACTTTACTCGTTACAATGGTGACGATAAGAATGAAGTAATAAAGTTTTTAGAAGAAAAAAATTCTAATGCGGTATATATACCTTATAAATATAATCGGTGTGTTATGTTCGATTCCAACTTGTTTCATAAAACGGCAGATGTAAATTTTCTTCCCGGTTTTGATAACAAAAGAATAAATGTAACCATGCTGTTTGGACAACGTGAAAATACTGGAGTGGAACCTCAAGACATGATACAAGCCGCCGAATTAAGGAAATCTACATCTAAGCCTGTTTTAGATATGTTTAAGTATGATACGGATCGTCTAAAAGACGACGCAGTTATTTAGTACTATGACCCTAAAACCAGAGACAATAGATGATTTAAGTGTAGGAGGAGGATTGTTTACTTCTATTTGGAATTTTATTATAGGCGGTGATTTAAATATGATCATTGCTGCGCTCGTAGGTGTACTATCTCTTGTAGTGCTTTATCAGAGATATAAACTTAACAGGCGTGAAATTAACTCTGTGGACAAAGAATGAAATACGCAAGTGTATCTTTTTTGTGGACAGAGTTAATGTGTAAGTGTGGTTGTGGAAATAGATTTATTCAAAAGGAAGCTATAGATAAACTACAAAAGACACGGGATATAATGCAAGCACCTCTAATTATCAATAGTGCAGCAAGATGCCCATTACATAATGTAAAGGTAGGTGGCGCACCTAGAAGTCAACATAGAGCTACAAGAGCTACTCCTTCTACCGCTTTTGATATTTCTTTACATGGACTAAATAAAGAAGACTTAATTGAAGCAGCAAAGTTTGCGGGGTTCAAAGGGTTTGGAATAAACTACAATAGTTTTTTACATGTAGATAATAGAAAATTTTCAGCGGTCTGGTAAGGGAGATATACTATGTTAGATATAATTGCTTCTGTATTAACTGGTGGTGCTACAGGTATTATTGGTAGTGCCATAGGAACAGTAGGTCGATTTTTAGAAAAGAAACAAGAACTAAAACAAATGAAACTTGAGTTTGATCAAGAGCTACAGCTTCAGGAGTTACAAATTACAGCAAGAAAAGATGAGCTTGAGAGTGAGCAAGCTATTGTACAGGTACAGGCAGATTCAGATATTAAGACAGCTTCATATGCTCATGATGCTTCCTATGGAATAGCTACGCCCATTATAGCTTCTATACTAAGATTTGTACGTCCTGTTCTTACTTTTGGTTTATTGGGCTTTTCTGGTTATATCTTTTTCAGTGTGCAGAGTGATCCCACCATTGTTCGTGAATTATCAAATCAGATTATGTTCTTAACGACAACGGCAGTAGCTTGGTGGTTTGGTGATAGGAGCTTACGCAAGTGAGAGAACTTACAACAAAACAACAGACGTTTCTTCAAGTATTGTTTGATGAAGCTGATGGCGATTATACAAAAGCTAAACGTCTTGCTGGTTATAGTGAGACTACAGGTGCTTCAGAAGTTCTTCGTTCTGTCAAGGATGAGGTTTTAGAACTTACCAAGGAATACATGGCAATGAATGCTCCACGGGCAGCTAGAGCTATGGTAAATGTTTTGGAGAGGCCATCTGAATTAGGAAATCAACATAGATTAAATGCAGCCAAAGAACTTCTAGATCGTATTGGCATTCATAAAACAGATAAGGTGGAAGTATCTACACCTAATGGTATTATGCTTTTACCGCCAAAGGATACGGCTCATGGCATATAAAAAAGGAGATTATGCCAAATACCATAAAAGTCCTCGTATGAAAACTGAACGTGCATTAAGAAATAAAAATAGAAAAAGCTTGCAACGAGGAGGAAAAGTAAGAAAAGGAGATGGAATGCACGTTGACCATAGAGATGGAAATCCAAGAAATAATAGTCGTAGTAATTTAAGAGTTGTACCTGCACGAAGAAATAGAAAAAAACAATAATGTTAAACGTAGGCTACTTTAAAATGCCTGATCCCGTAGGGCTAAAAGAGGACAGTGAATGGTTGGAGATACCAAGAATAAGTAGAACAATTCCTTTTGGTTATAAATTACATGAAGAAGATCAAGACCTTTTAGTTCCTATTATTGAAGAACTGGAAGCTCTTGAATTAGCAAAAGAGTATTTACAAGAGTACTCATATAGAGATGTTTCAAGGTGGTTAAGTGACAGAACAGGACGAGAAATTTCCCATATTGGCCTCAGAAAGCGAATCCGAATCGAAAAGAAACGGAAGAGTAAAGCAGCTACATATAAAACATGGCTTACAAAGTACCAAAAAGCCCTCGAAAAACTTGAAGAAATTGAGAGCAAACGTACAGGAGCGAAAAAAGAAAAACAAGGAAGAGACGAAGCCAGAGCCTGAAACTATTATAGAGGAAACTGGGGAATTAACATTTGAAGAAAAACACAATGTTCTGTTTAAGCCTAATGAGGGACCACAGACAGATTTTTTAGCGGCATCAGAACGCGAAGTATTATATGGTGGTGCGGCAGGAGGAGGAAAGAGTTATGCCATGTTGGCAGACCCCCTGCGCTATTTGGCACACCCACAATTTTCGGGTCTACTTTTGCGTAGAACCACAGAAGAATTAAGGGAGTTAGTTTGGAAATCACAGGAGCTATACCCCAAGATTATTCCCGGCATAAAGTGGTCGGAACGAAAGATGCAGTGGACCTCCCCTGCAGGTGGACGTTTGTGGCTGTCATATCTAGATAGAGATGATGACGTACTCCGCTATCAAGGGTTGTCCTTTTGTTGGATAGGATTTGACGAACTTACGCAATGGCCCACAGGATTTGCGTGGGATTATCTTCGTTCTCGTTTGAGGTCTACTGCACCTGAATTACCTGTGTACATGAGAGCTACGACAAATCCCGGTGGTGCAGGACATGTATGGGTAAAGAAATATTTTGTTGATCCGGCCCCTGCAGGACATCAATTTTGGGCTACGGATGCAAGTGGTGATACCTTAATATATCCGAAAGGACATACCAAAGAAGGCCAGCCACTATTCCAAAGAAAATTTATTCCTGCTAAATTGTTTGATAATCCATATCTCGCTAAGACGGGAGATTATGAGACAATGCTTTTATCGTTGCCAGAAAGTCAGCGTAAAAGACTTCTAGAAGGTAATTGGGACGTAGCAGAAGGTGCAGCATTTCCAGAATTTGATAGAAATATACATGTCACTGAACCATTTTCTATTCCGAAAAATTGGCCCAAATTTAGAGCCTGCGATTATGGCTATGGTTCTTATAGTGCTGTTCTTTGGTTTGCCGTTGCGCCAGATGGTCAATTAATTGTTTATAGAGAATTATATGTATCAAAAGTATTAGCTAAAGATTTAGCAAATAAAGTCTTGCATTTGGAAGAAGAAGATGGTACAATTCTTTATGGGGTTTTAGATAGTTCTTGTTGGCATAAACGAGGAGATACAGGTCCAAGTCTTGCCGAACAAATGGTACTACAGGGATGTAGATGGCGACCTAGTGATAGAAGTGCAGGAAGTCGTATTGCAGGTAAGAACGAAGTACATAGAAGGTTACAAATTCAAGAAGATGTAGATGAAGATAACACGCCCGGAATGGTAGTTTTTCATAGTTGTATTAATCTTGTTTCTCAATTGCCTTCTATTCCTCTTGATCCTAAAAATCCTGAAGATGTAAATACCAAATCAGAAGACCATTTATATGATGCATTACGTTACGGTGTAATGAGTAGGCCCCGAAAAGGAATATTTGATTTCACTATAGAGAGTATGTCAGATAGGTATATTCCATCTGATGCAACCTTTGGATATTAAAATATGGCAGATGAAAATTTTGAAGACGTAAATCCTTTAGCTTTAGATGAGAAAACAGATGATATTGAACTTTCTTCTTTAATTTCTTTTATTGAAGATCGTTTTAAAAGGTCTAAAGATTGGCGTAGATTTGACGAAGAACGATGGTTGCAATCCTATCGTAACTATAGGGGTCTATATGGACCTGATGTACAATTCACAGAAGCAGAGCGTTCTCGTGTATTTATAAAAGTTACTAAAACCAAAGTTCTTGCAGCCTACGGGCAAATTACTGACGTACTATTTGCCAGACAAAAATTTCCTATTAGCATTGAACCTACAACTTTACCGGAAGGTGTAACGGAAGCAGTACATTTTGATCCTAATGTTCCTCCTGAACAGGCAGAAGAACAAGAAGAACAGAGTCCATATGGTTTTCCCGGTGATGGTCAAGACCTAGAGGCAGGTGAGACACTTGCTAGTCTACAGGAAAAGAAACTTAATCTTGGACCCTTAGAAGAAAAGCTTTCTGAAGTTGAAGGACTAGTAGAAGGTGAAGGTCTTACTCCATCTGCTGTGACTTTCCATCCTGCTATGGTAGCTGCAAAGAAGATGGAAAAGCAAATAATGGATCAGCTTGAAGAGTCTGGTGCTAGTAAACATCTTAGGTCTGCTACATTTGAATGTTCGTTATTTGGAACAGGAATTATTAAAGGACCGTTTGCTGTAGATAAAGAATATGCAAATTGGAGTGATGAAGGAGAATATAATCCTACGATTAAAACTGTTCCACAAGTAAAGCATGTATCTTGCTGGGATTTGTATCCTGATCCAGATGCCAGTAATATGGATGATGCTACCTATATTATTGAGCGGCATAAATTGTCCAGATCACAGTTAAGAGAACTTAAAGATCGTCCGTATTTCCGTAAAGAAGCCATTGATCGTTGTATAGATATGGGCGAAGTTTATACGAGTGAGTATTGGGAAGATGATTTAAAAGATTACTATTTGAATGATCATCCCGAAAGATATCAAGTCCTTGAGTATTGGGGATTGATGGATGCGGACATTGCTAAAGAATATGGTATTGATCTACCAAAAGAATTTAAAAATTCTGAACAGTTACAAGTTAATTGTTGGGTATGTAATAATTATATTTTAAGATTAGTTATCAATCCGTTTAAGCCTGCGCGTATTCCCTACTATGCTGTACCCTATGAACTCAACCCCTATAGTTTCTTTGGTATTGGTTTGGCAGAGAACATGGATGATACGCAGACCCTTATGAATGGCTTCATGAGAATGGCAGTAGATAATGCTGTGCTTAGTGGTAATCTACTTATTGAAGTAGATGAAACAAATCTTGTTCCGGGCCAAGACTTACAGGTTTATCCGGGTAAAGTTTTCAGGCGGCAGGGTGGTGCTCCCGGCCAAGCTATATTTGGAACAAAGTTTCCAAACGTAAGTAATGAGAATATGCAATTGTTTGACAAGGCCCGTCAGCTTTCTGATGAAGCTACGGGTCTTCCTAGTTTTGCACATGGTCAAACAGGTGTAGCAGGTACAGGCAGAACAGCGGCAGGTATTTCTATGTTAATGGGTGCTGCTGCTGGCAGTATTAAGACAGTAGTCAAGAATTTTGATGATTATCTTTTGCGCCCATTAGGAGAATCTTTCTTTGGCTTTAATATGCAATTTAATTTTGATGCAGATATTAAGGGTGACCTTGAAATTAAAGCTAGAGGAACAGAAAGTCTTATGGCTAATGAAGTTCGTAGCCAAAGACTGTTGCAATTCTTGCAGGTTGTATCTAATCCTGCGCTTGCCCCGTTTGCTAAGTTTACTTCTATTATTCGCGAGATTGCAAATTCAATGGGACTTGATCCAGAGAAAGTTTGTAATACTCCTGAAGAGGCAATGCGTCAAGCTAAAATTCTTCAGCAACAGCAGCCTACACCACCTCCGGGTACGCCACAACAGCCACAAGCTCCGGGCTTAAACCCAAATGATTTGCAAGGTGGCGGTGCAGGTAATATTGGCGTAGGAGCAGCAGCTACACCTATGGAGGATCAATTTAGTGGAACAGAACAACAACCACAACAACCACAACCACAGCCTACTCAGCAAGCTCAAGGTAATGGTCAACAACAAGCGTCAATGGGACGCCTTCAGTAACTATATTGATTGGACTATTGTACAACAGCAAGCAAGTTTAGAACAAAATACAGATACGGTACAAATACACAGAGCACAAGGAGCTATAGGTATTTTGCGTAAGTTAAAACAATTGAGAGATGAGGCAAATTCAATTGGCTAAATTAAAAAGGTGGAACAAAAATGGCGATTAGAGAAGAACTGTACGATGATACAGGCGCACAAATGGAACTTGCCGGTCTTGTATCAGAACCTACGGATACTGATCCTGTAAGTGGCAATGAAATACCTGTAGGTGCCACTGCAGAAGGTGTTCGTGATGACCAGACTGCATCTATTAGTCCCGGTGAATTTGTAATACCAGATTATGCTGTACGATATCATGGTTTAGATTTTTATGTAGAGTCTATGCAAAAAGCAAAACAAGGATTAGATCAAATGCAAGATATGGGTCTTGTAGGCAATCCCGATGAACAAACAATGCCAGAGGAAACCCCATTGCCTAGTATGGAAGAAGAAGGAATGCCTCCACAAGAAGCAGGTGCAGAACAAGTTATGAGTGATACAGGTGAGCCTATGCCTACTGCAGAATTTCAAACAGGTGGCGTAATGATGAGCGATACAGGGGAACCAGTAGATCAACAACGAACACGCTCTGTTCAGCCTGCAAGACCTGTGCGTCCTATACAAGAAACAGAAGGAATGGAAAATTTATCTGTCTCAGAAAAAGAAGCATTCCAATTATTAAAGCAGCAACAACAACAACCAGAACAGCGGCAAGAATTTCAAACAGGTGGTCTTGCTACTGTACCTATTTATAGTCCTACTCAACAGGCTACTACTGCTCCTCCCCTTGCTCCTCCTCCAGTTCAACCTATACGACCTATTAGTACACAGCCTGTACCCATTACTGGTCCTGCTATTCAACAGCCTGCAGCACCGTTATTAACGCAATACCAACAAGGGTATTATGTAGAAACGGGAGGTGGATACTATAGATATCAAGGTCCACCGGGAACTATGACAACTCAACAGGTTTTTACGCGAGATCAACTTCCTTCTGGCGCTGTCATAGCTCCTGCAGGCACTAAGTATTCAGATGTTTGGGGCACAACCCCCGGACAAGGATTTAGTAAGCAATCTCAGTATTTAGCTCTTCAAGGTTCTGCAGCAGGACAGCCCGGAGGATATAAAGTTGAAGCCTATAAAGATGCACAGGGAAATATTGTATATTTAACTACTGTTGGTGGGAAAGTTCAAGGGGGCATTCCTCCGGGGTATACTAAAGCAAGTCAAGCAGATTTGGGTTTTGGTGCACCACGGCAAGAGCCAAAACAAGCTGCTACTATTACACAACAACGTGAACCCAGACCAACTGGTCCTGATGGTTTTGATCCTTCGGGTATAGGAGAATTTGGGCAAGTAGGTCCAGATACAGGCATGATGGGTACTGCTGCAAGTAGTATTTCCGATATATCATATAGCGATTATGATTCAGCCGCTGAAGCGGGAATGAATGCTGCATTAGCAGCACATGGTATTGAACAAGAGAGCGGCCTTGCCACTATAGGAAAAGGTCTTCTAACTAGTAGTATACCTGTACTTGGTCCAGCAGTTGGTGCACTTATGGGAATGGCAAAAAATAAAGCACAACCTACTATGGCATATGCCCAGAATTTTGCTTTTGCTAATAATGATATTACAAACACACATGGCGTAGGTAACTATGCTAAAGGTGCTGTTTATAGCCTTGCTACTCCACTAGGTTTAAAGATTACAGTTACAAATTCTAACTTAGGTGTAGATGGCGTTCAGGCTGATCAAGCTATATCCCTTGGTATAGACCCAAACCTTGAAGACTTTGATCCTGCGAATTTTTACTCCGACCATGATAAATCTTCGCCAACGTATGGAAAGGTAATAGGATATAACTTAGGATTTGATGCGGAGCTTGGTTTCGCACCAACTAGTACTCTATTTAGTCCTTTTGCAGGTTTTGGAACTGGTGCAGGTACAGCAGGCGAAGGTGGATCATATAACAGCTCAGGAGGATTTACAACAGATAGTAATATCTCGACCGCAACGGGAACAGTAAATTCCTTTAACAATGCAACGCCAAATATTCAAGCTACTATAAGTGCAATTAGAGGTGAAAATAATATTAATTCTATAGATAAAAGTGCAGTTAACGTAAAATTCAGTAATGAGCAGGACCTCGCGGCTAAGAATGCTGTTAAGGTTTTAGGTAATTTAAGGGCTATGCAACTTGCAGAAGATAAGGATAAAAAGTCTAGACAAACTAAGACTATAGCACCCGTGAAAAAAGCGATCCCGGTTACAAGGGCAAGTTTCAGATCAGATGAATTTTCCATTCCACCGGCTGCTCAGCCCACGGCTCGTGGCTTGGCAATGGGGGCAAGGGGGGTGTCTGGGACAGCAAGTGCCACCGGCCCCACCGGCTATGGTCCTCCCGGAGGATATGGCGGTGGTGATCCCGGTGATCCCGGCGGTCCCGGCGGCACACATATATGTACTGCAACACATTCTTTAGGATTAATTACAACTCCACATTTTAAATCTCTTAGAAAGTATGGCATAGATTTAAGGAGAAATGATCCATATCTAATGAAAGCATACGATATGTTTGGGCCGATACTAGCACGATATGTAAATAAAAATAAAGGCACCAAATACATAGCTAAATTTTTAACAGAGTATTATAGAGATATTGTTAATAATAAACCTCTTAATACTAAACAAAAGATATTTAAAATTATTTCTAATTATATACTAAGACCTACTTATAGGACAGTTGGATGGATTTCAGTAAAGCTATAAAGATTGTTGAATCCAGTATTTTTAAGACACAGCTTACATATGTACTAAACATTATAATTTCTTTATTATTTATAGCTGTGCAAGGTATGACTTTGCCTAATTTGGCTATAGTATTATCCCTATTTTTTATGATGAATTGTTTGGGCATTACTGTGACATACCACAGATATTGGACACATGGTAGTTTTGCATTTAAATACAAATGGTTAGAAAAATTATGTACTTTATGTGGTATTTTATCTGGTTCTGGTTCTAGTATAGGTTGGGTAAATATTCACAGACAACATCATGCTCATTCAGATACAGAACTTGATCCACATTCTGCCGAAAAAGGATTCTTTAAAAAATTTAAATACCATATTTTAATGCCGCAACAATTACTTAAATTAGATTATAGTGTAGAATCAGGCTCTAAATATATAAGAAGGTTATTAAGAAATAGATTTTTAATAAAAACGCACCAATTATATTATTTAATAATTATAGCATACTGTTTATTTTTAAGTTTAACATTTGGTTTGTCAGGGTTAGTGTTGGGATTTTGTATGCCATCTGCTTTAACTGTATTTGCTCAGATTTTAACCAACTTTGCCAATCATAAAAATAAAAATACATACGAACCAGTCAATGTTTGGTGGATGAATATACTATCCTTTGGCGATGGCTGGCATAAAAATCATCATGATGATCAGAGTAATTACACTACAAAAACAAAATGGTTTGAATTAGATATATCAGGTTTGGTAATTAAACATTGTTTAAGGAAGGCTTAAATCATGTCAATAAGAGAAGAAATCATGGGGCAATTACATGCAGGAATGCTTGAACGCTTTACAAATTTATCTGATGAAGAAAGAGATATTATGAGAGCTAATAAAGGAACTCCCTATGAAAGAGTATTACGAAAAGTTATTGGCGAAGAAATTTTAGGCGGTCTAAATACAAGAGCCGAAAATAAAGTAGTTCGTAATCGTGGGTTGGCGACACGTTAAATTTATGCCAATTAGCTGGCTACTCATCCCCTGTGTATATAACACGGCTACGGTGGCCCCAGTAAAGGAGAAGTAATATGGCAGATGCAATTGGAACTGTAGAACCTGTAAAGAAAGTTATGGGTATTGTAGACAAAAAGTATGCTAATCGTAAAAGTTTAGAAGATGAAGAAAAAGAACTTGAAGAGCTTATTAAACAACAAACTGAAGAATTAGAAGCTACAGAACAACAAGTAGCAGAAGAAGATGAGGAACGGGAAGTACCCGATGATCCTGAAGAGAAAACTTTTAAGAAACGATATGGTGATTTACGCAGACATTCTCAAAAACAAAAGCAAGAGCATGATGAAAAAATCATAAGCTTGCAGAAACAACTGGATGAAGTAACGAAAACCCAGATTCAACTTCCAAAATCTGAAGAAGAGCTTGAAGAATGGGCTAAAGAATATCCAGATGTATCTGCTGTAATTGAAACAATTGCAATTAAAAAGTCAAGAGAACAGGCAAAGGAAATAGAAACTAGATTAGCGGAAATTGATGACTTACAATCTTCTGCTAAAAGAGAAAAAGCGGAAGCTGAACTATTATCTTTTCATCCTGACTTTGATGACATTAGATCAAGTGATGATTTTCATGAGTGGGCAGAGGAACAACCAAAATGGGTACAGGACGCTCTTTATGAGAATGAAACAGATGCTAGATCAGCCGCAAGAGCAATTGATCTTTACAAAGGTGATCGTGGAATAGAGGAAGAAACCAAGAAAAAGCCCTCTAAATCCAATAAATCTGCTGCATCTTTAGTAGATACAAAATCTCAAAAATCATTGCCTGAAACAAGTGGTGATAGTAAGAAGTGGAAAGAGTCTGTAGTTGAAGCAATGTCTGCCGATGAATATGAAAAAAATTCAGAAAGCATTATGGACTCTCTTCGATCTGGAGATTTTATCTACGATATAAGTGGAAATGCGAGATAAATCAATTTTTTACTTGACAAAAGATAAGTTTTAGTTAAAATGGTATGTGATTAAAATTAGGCCCATTTATATGCAACCCTAATTTATATAGTAAAACTTTTTAGTAACCCTGTAAAAAGGCCGATGGTAGGCTGATCCCCTATTTATCCCACCCCTAATTTACTGGCCCTACGAAGTTATGTCCTGAAGTATGACATATTCTGTGTTATGCTTGTGGGCCTTGTTGCCCACTTGATACGAGAAAAAGGAGAGATAAAATGGCTTTTACTCGTGCTGCAGGGTATAACAGTTTGCCTAATGGCAATTTTAGCCCTGTAATTTACTCTAAACAGACTCAACTTGCTTTCCGTAAGTCGTCTGTTGTTGAGGACATCACCAATAATGATTACTTTGGTGAAATCGCTAACTTTGGCGATACTGTCCGAATCATTAAAGAGCCAGAGATCACGGTCAAAGAATATGCCCGTGGTTTGCAAGTTACTCCACAAGACCTTGATGACGAAGATTTTAGCCTTGTCGTAGACAAGTCAAATTACTTTGCTTTCAAGGTAGATGACATTGAAGAAGCACATTCTCATGTGAATTTTCAGTCGATGGCATCTGATCGTGCAGGTTATCGCTTGAAAGATCAGTATGACATGGAAGTTTTGGGTTACCTTTCAGGTTTTGCCCAGTCTTCACTTAGCTCTGTAGCCAGTACCGCTAATACTACGGTATCTGGAAGCAAGGCTGTTTCGACTGCTGGTTCAAATGAGTTGCTTTCTGCAATGCAGTTGAAGAAGGGTGATTTTGGTAGCATCACCACGACTTCGGCGGGTACGCATTCAATTCCGCTTGCCCCCCGTCTTCCCGGTGCTAGTGCTCTTCCGACTGCTACGGCATCTCCAAATATGGTTGTGGCTAGAATGGGTCGTTTGTTGGACACGCAGTTTGTGGACAAAGACGGTCGTTGGCTTGTTATATCGCCTCACTTCATGGAAGTTCTAATGGACGAAGACTCACGTTTTCTAAATTCAGACTTCGGTGAATCTGGTGCGCTTAGAAATGGGCTGGCTCTAAACAACTATTATGGCTTTAGGGTGTATGTTTCCAACAATCTACCTTCAGTAGGTACTGGTCCCGGTACAAGTGGTACTGCTAACCAGAACTCTAACTATGGTATTATTGTTGCGGGTCATGCTTCCGCTATTGCCACCGCAAGCCAGATCACGAAAACGGAATCGTATCGTGATCCTGATAGCTTTGCTGATATCGTGCGTGGTATGCACCTCTATGGTCGTAAAATTCTTCGGCCAGAAGCGGTTGTCAATGCCAAGTATAACG